AAGGTGTTTTAGGTCCAAGCAAAGGCGGTACTGGAGTTACGGCTCCAGGTCCCACTGGTAATTTATTAATGTCAAATGGTACTGCTTGGGTAAGCCAAAGCGGATTAGCAGGACCCACAGGACCACAAGGCACAAACGGAACTATTGGTGTTAATGGAACAACAGGTCCTACAGGACCAGCAGGTTCAGCAGGTCCTACAGGACCAACAGGTGCGGCCTCAACAGCACTAGGTCCCACAGGGCCCACAGGGCCGCAAGGTGCAGCAGCCACAGGTGGCGGAGCATCAACAGCATATTTTGTTAACTTATTCTTTGGAGGGTAACCATGGCAGCACCCAATATATTTACTGCAACTACTTGTACAGCTAAATCAGCATATCAAGTAGCAACCACATCATTAACAGCTATGGTTACTAATTCCGCTGCTTCTGGTAAATTAATGAAAGTTAATAGCATACTTGCAACTAATAAAAGTACAGATTTTGCAGATGTAACAGTTGATATTTTTAGATCATCAATTTCATATCCAGTAGCTTTTGCTATTACAGTACCTACTAAATCAACACTAGTAATTTTAAGCAGAGACACTCCGCTATACATGGAAGAAGCCGATGTTTTAAGAATTTCAGCTAGCACTGCTTCAGCTTTAAGTATTACAGTAGTTTATGAGGAAGTAAGCTAATGTCTAGAAGAAAAAATGGCGGCATTATTGGCCCTAACAATAGAACAACTCAAGCTGTTACGCCATCAGGCGTATTTAATACTGATGAAGTGTATAGTATACGAGAAAGATCAAAACTAAAAGTTTCTGATGACCGCATTTCTAGAAAAGAATCTTGGGACTCTGCTGACAGAGACCCATATTACAATCAAGTTGTAATTAGTACTGGAGACATAGCTTACACAGACTGGTTACTAAAAGATAAAAGCTCAAATAACTGGGGAGATTATATAACTCCTATACAGTATTATCATGAACAATCTCCTACCTACTTTGGACCACGTTACACAGATTGGTGTACTAGTTTTCATGATGATGGATACTTGTATGTAGATGATCCTACTGGAACTTTGGCTTTTGGTACAGGTGCTTTTACTATTGAATTTTGGGTTAAATTATCTCGCCAAGACGCTACCCAGCACTATATAATGGGCCGTGGTGATACAGGTGCAGTTGGAGCAGGAACAGGTTGGACAGTTTTTGTTAATTCTGCTTATAGACTAGGATTTTATGATGCTGTGGGTAATAGCACAGCAACTGCTACTACTGTGTTAGCCCGCGATACTTGGTATCATGTAGCTATAGTACGTACTTCTACTGGTGGTAGTGCAAGTAAGATTTACATTAATGGTATTGCCGAAGCAACTTTTACCAGCTCAGGAAATTTTGCAGATACTAATCGTCCACTATTTATTGGACGTGACCGAGTTGGAACTTATGAGACGTTTTTTGGTGGAAAAATAACGGATATTCGTATTAAAAAAGGTACAGCACAGTATTCTGCTAATTTTACTAAGCCAACCGCACCTTTAGATATGTCTGGTAGTGCTTATTCATTAAGCATTGCTACTTATAACAACGGTGTAAATAGATTTGTACAACCACAAGGTTTAGCTGTTGAAAGAAACGGCAGTCTTGCTAGAATTATTGATAGCCCTTTTATTAATAATTCTACAATGCTAGAAGGGCATGGAGCTACAAGTATTTGCGTTCCATATAATGGACACTACACTAAAATTGAAGATCGAAAAACAGGTAATACTACTTTACAATTAGGATCCGGTGCTTTTACTGTTGAATGTTGGTTATATGTAAGTAATGCTGGTGGTGGGGGTATTACTGGTAAAACTGAAACAACAGGTACTGGCTGGAGTTTTTACGCTAATTCAGAATCTATTGTGTTTATTGATGGTGGCACTGGATATACTAGTACATCAATTAAAAACATGTATCAGGGATGGCATCATTTAACAGCAGTACGTGAAAATACAAGTACCAATGGTTTTAAAATGTACATTGACGGTGCATTAGTGTATGTTGGTACGTGTAGCACTAATTTTACCGCTACTGGACCTCTTCAAATATTTTCAACAAAAGATAATGGTGTAAACCTTCGTGGAAACATTAGTTGTTTAAAAATATCAAAAACTGCTCGGTATACTACTAGTAGTACAACAATTGGAACTGTGGCTTTTACTCCTAGTTTAGACTCTGTAGGCACTAATGATTCTAATACTTCTTTGTTAATTTGTACTGGTGCTGCCAATAGTAATATTACTCAGTGGGTTAATCAAGGTACTTCTAGAACTGCGCTATGGCGCAACTCTAACGAGCCACGATTTGGACAACATCATCCAACTAGTCGTGGTCGCGGTGGATGTTACTACCATAACGGAGAACAAACCACTTCTTTGGTCGCATCATCAACTCAAAGCGATCTTGACTTCGGCACAGGCGACTTTAGTATTGAAATGTGGATTAAACCCAGATACTTTTTTGGGGGTGGTTTTAATGATACCTGGACACTTTTTGATAGTCGTAGATACTTTAATGATACTGGACTTTGTTTAGAATTTAATTGTACCAGTAGGGGATTTACTCTAACCAGTAATAATACTCCAATTTTATCTGAAAATGCCACAGACTTACAAATAGGTCAATGGATACATTTATGTGTTCAAAGAACTAGTGGTAAAATAGCTTTATACGTAAATGGTAGAATGTCTCGCGAAGTATTATTTACTTCAACAGTTTCTGCACCACTAGGAAGGCTGTATATAGGCAATGGTCCTAGAGATATCAGGTACTGGAGACCTATGCCAGGATGGTATGCAGATCTTAGAGTATTAAAAGGATCTGGGGCATATAGTAATGGAACTAATAACCCAGAAGTTATTTCTGTACCTACAAAACCACTAACAGCTATTACAAATACTGTATTTTTAACACTAAATAATTCTGTATTAAAAGATTATTCAAGCAGAGCAAATCGGATATCCTGGCCTAGAGTAGATGCTCCTAGTGGAGGTAGTTGGGACATGTATTACTCAAATATGAGTCCTTATTCTCCTACTACACACTGGGATACTCAAAAAGAAATAACAGGCGATACTAGCGATTATAATGGTAATTTTGGTGAAACTTCTAATTTTACTGGAGACGGATCTCGCCAAGAAAATTCTTTTATAACCAGAATGAGTGGTCCTTGGACTATTGAAACTTTTTTCTATTGTCCAAATACAAATCCAAATTCTGTAGGTGAAGTTTATGACGTACTACGTACTGCATACAGTGCTGGCCATGAAGGTTGGTGTATTCGTAACCACTATGGTGCAGGCGGAACGTCTTATGGTAACATAAGTTTTGCATTTTATACTCAGCACGACGGTGCAACTCAATGGTTTAATAGTACAGATACTGATCCAACAACACTTCAACCACATAGTTGGAATCATATTGTTATTAGTTATGATCCTACAAAAACAAACAAAGTAGCAATGTTTATTAACGGTATAAGAAAAGCTACTAGAACTACTGCTTTTAATCCTGGGCAAAGAACTTGGAATACTTTTACTTTATATAGTACATTTCATGGCGGATCTCGTATAAGCACTATTGCTAGATACGATAATGATGCAACTACTCTTACAATACCTACAGAATATACTTACGATCAATATACTCATTTTAGAGCAATACAAACTAATCCATTCCCAGAAAGATCAATGAGTTCTTTGATTTGGTCATACGGAATAACTCCTTGTGTAGAAACTAAAAAGTTTGGGACAGCTAGCTTTAAGTTTACTAATCGTGATACAAGTCATAATGAAAGATTAACATATAGCTATAATTATTGGGGTGTAGATGCTTTAATGACACAAGGCAACGATTTCACCATGGAGTTTTGGGCATCAGTCTGGGACGCTGCATCTGGTGGACAATCTATTCCTACTTATCGTGTAGTACACCACTACAGCAACTATCTTCAAATTCGTGTTAATAGCAGCGGGTATTGGCAGTTTGTAACTGGAGAGTCGTATACTGATTATCAAGTTATTACAACCGATGCTGTTGCAGCTACTAAAACTAGTGGTACAATGGATCATATTGCTTATGTACGTCGTGGCGGTACTTTTTATTGCTATGTAAATGGTGTAGAAAAAGCAAGATTATTTGCTCATAATCCTGGTACTTATGCTACAGGCAGTTTAGCTGCTACAGATTGGTTTAATCCACAGTTTAATAGTATAACTAATGTTAAATTTGGTATGAACTATAACGAAATACAGGACAAAGCCTGGTGTGGTTTTATTCAAGACATTCGTATGACACTAGCGTCTAGATATACTACAAAAGTTATTAATGGTGTTAGCACAATGGTACATGAAGGTACTTCAACTCCTGCGCTACCCACAAAACTATTGCCTGATTGGTAATTATATAAAGGAAACACATGACTTTAGTTGTTCAAAATACACTAGATACAACACTATATAATAGTTTGGCTACCCTCACGGGTAGTCAAACTATGACAAATAAAACACTTAAAATGGTTAAAGAACCAGTAACATTTGCAAACGCTGCTCCAACAAGCACAACAAATTTTGATGTTGTCACACAATCCATTTCGGTGTATAATACAGCTACAAGTAATTTTGTTTTGAATGTTCGCGGTGACGCCAGTACTACTCTTTTCAGTTTACTAACCGTTGGTGACTCTATTGGAATTAGTTTATTTGTACCAAATGGATTAACTCCTTATTACTTAACTAATGTTACTATTGATGGTCAGTTACCTACTAATCGTACAATAAAATATCAAGGCGGTGCAGCTTTTACTAGCGGTAATGCCAGTGCTACTGATGTATACGTCGTATTTATAGTTAAAACAACTAGTACTAATATGGATGTATACGTATCACAAACTAAATACGCTTAAGGATAATTAATGCCTACTCTTTCATTTGGTTCAGGACCTGCAAAAAACTTTGGGTTTACTGGTGAAGTACCAGTACCTGAGTTACAAAAATTCCCTGTAGGGACAGTAATACCTTACTATGGTAATGATCCTGTACTAAGTGGATGGGCTAGGTATTCACAAGCAGATGGGCGTTTTGTATATGGACTTAGTCCTACTACAACTGCAACGTATGCTCAACTTGGAGTAGTTGCACCAGAATATAATTTTGGAATAGATTTTATTGGTAGTTTAGGTAGTGGTGGTTCACACAGCGGCCCAAATGTCGTTCAAAATATATACTCTACTGGATCGTTGTATGCTGCCACAGGTGCTGGCGGAGCACATACGCATAGTGTTAGTGGCGGAGGTAGGGTAGCTAGTTCTGGTATACTTAATACTCAAAAAGTTACTTTACTAAGGGCTACTACTAGCGCTAAATCTTTACCTGTTAATAGTTTAGTAATTCAACAAACACAACCTAGTAATTCTACTGCATTTGCAAGAACAGGCAGTAACTTTTTAGTAGGTGCTAATAACAATCAAACATTTACAGCAAGAACTGGCTCTGTTAGTGTTATAGCCACCCCTAGTGTAGCTACTGATGGAAACCATTATCATAGTAGTACTGCTAGAGGTACTCAAGTACCTGCTGGACAACGATTTTATGCGTATTACGTAGATACTTACTCGGGCAGTCATACACATACAATGGGCAGTACTACTGCTACTCAAGGTCAGATAGCTCATAAATTAGTAAATTTATGGCAACTAACAGCACAAGCTAGAGCTTCTGCTGGCATGATAGTAATGTATGTTAATACAGTAGCCCCACCAGCGTCTTGGGCTATATGTAACGGACTAAACGGAACCCCTAATTTAGGTAATTATTACATTGGATATAGTAATAATCAGTGGGATATTGTTGTAAATAGCGATGCTACTAGCACAGGAATTGGAGCAGTAGCAAGCGCATATATATCGCACTATCATAACAGCTCTTATTCTCCAGCTAACTTAGCTCAAGGCAGTTATCCAGGTATTGTAAGTACTGCTCAACATAATACTTATGGGTGGTCACATACACATACAAATAACGTTGGAGTAAGTTTTCAATCTTACTTACCACCACGAATAAATGTTGCTTTTATAATGTATAAAGGATAATCGATGAGCAATGATACAGTTAGTCTAGATTTTTATAATTCTAGTTTTTATATTAAACTTGATGATAACACATATTTTTCAGATAGTTTAAATAAGTTTATAGCTGATATTGGCTATCCTTATGCCAATACAGTAAAATTATTGTCATACGAGCCTAATAGGAATCTTTATTTAATAGAACGAGAAGGCGGATCCACAGGTTCCGGTTTAGACTTAGAAGAAATCAAATGGTTTGTAGATAATAAAGCACATTTAGTATTTGTAATTACAAACATAGAACAAACAAATACGCCAGTAATTACTTTAGAGATGGAACGAAATAATCGATTTGCAAATACAGATTGGTTATTACAACGCCATCAAGAAGAAATATTGTTAATGACAACTCCTACATTAACAAACACACAATTTTCGGCTTTGTTAAGTTACAGACAACAGTTGCGAGACTTAACAAATACGTACTCAAAAGACACAGAAACCAACGCGGTAGTTTGGCCTACCAATCCCTTTAACTAACTTTTAATTATAACAAAAATGAAAATAGCAGTATACGCTATCAGTAAAAACGAAGAACAATTTGTTGAACGTTTTTGCAAATCTGCAATAGATGCTGATCTTATCTTAATTGCTGATACTGGCTCAACTGATAATACAGTTGCTGAAGCTAAAAAATATGGTGCTGAGGTATATAATATCTCAGTTAAACCTTGGCGGTTTGACAAAGCTCGAGATACAGCCTTAAACTTAATCCCAGGTGATTTCGATGTGTGTATTTCACTAGACTTAGACGAAGTCTTAGAGCCAGGTTGGCGAGAAGAAATTGAACGAGTATGGACACCAGATACTACTCGTCTTCGTTACAAATTTGACTGGGGTCAAGGCATCAGTTTCTACTACGAAAAAATTCATCACAGGACTGGATATCACTGGCATCACCCTGTACATGAGTATCCTCGCCCCGACAACCGTACAAAAGAATTGTATGCAAATACAGATATGTTATTAGTTAGTCATCACCCTGACAACACTAAATCACGTGGGCAATACATGCCACTACTAGAACTAGCTATTGCCGAAGACCCACGTTGTCCTCGTAATGCTTTCTACCATGCCAGAGAGCTTACATTTTATAGTCGATGGGAAGACGCTATTATTTATTTAAATAAATACTTAGCAATGCCAGAGGCTAATTGGCAGAATGAACGGTGCTATGCTTATCGATTACTAGGTAAATGCTATAGTGAGCTTGGCAGTATAGAAATGGCATATAAAATGTTCCGTTTAGCAGTTGCCGAAGCACCAAGAACTCGTGAACCTTGGGTAGAGCTATCTAATTTAGCCTATGTAGTAGGTAATTGGACAGAATGTTACGCAGCAGCTAAAAGTGCTCTTAGTATAGAGGATAAAGCTTTAGTGTATACTATGGACCCATCAGTTTGGACTGAAAAACCTTATGATCTTGCTTCTATTGCAGCATGGAATTTAGGTTTAAAAGCTGAAGCAGCAGAACTTATAAAGAAAGCTGTAGAGTTTGCTCCTAATGATGAACGATTAAAAAATAACTTAAAATTAATGACATAATATGTGGATACTACAATACTTACCCAACTGGATTTTTTACGCGTTATTCTTTTGTGGAATAGCCGCACTTTTAGTTACCTATTTTATTAAAATATTGCCTCAGGCAAAACTAATTCAGGTAGGTAGTGTTGTTGTAGTACTATTTAGTGTTTATATGATAGGTGCTATAAGCAATAATGATGCATGGTTAGCACGCGTTAAAGACTTAGAAGTCAAAGTTGCAGAAGCAGAAGCTAAGGCGGCAACCATTAACACTGATATTGTAGAAAAAGCAGTAACAAAAACTCAAATAGTCAAAGAGCGTGGTCGTGATATAATCAAATATGTAGACCGTGAAGTTGTTAAATATGATACAACTTGCGTGATTCCCAAAGAGTTTGTAAGCACACATAATCGTGCAGCAGAGGCACCAAAATGAAATTATTAGCAATAGCACTAGTTTTACTACTTGGTGCCTGTTCCACAACTGTTCCAGTTACTGCAAAATTTCCACAAGCGCCAGGTGCATTAGTGCAAGAGCCTTGTCCAGACCTTAAAAAGCTACAAGACGAGGCTAAATTGTCAGATGTGGCAAAAATTGTAACAGTTAATTATTCAGAATACTATATGTGTGCCGTTAAGTTAGAGGCGTGGCAGCGTTGGTATCGTGAACAAAAAACAATCTATGAAGGATTAAAGTAATGGAATTACGAATCGATCAGTTAAAACAAATTGTTGAAAAGAATCCTTATATTGACCACTGGCATCATGCATTAGTTCAATTACTACCAGAGTATGAAATTAATACCCCACAACGCATGGCAGCATTTTTAGCACAATGTGCACATGAGTCAGGCGGATTTCGAGCAATCAAAGAAAATTTAAATTATCGTGCAGTCACATTACGTAAGATCTTTCCTAAGTATTTCCCAACGGACGAGATGGCAGCCCAGTTTGCAAACAAGCCACAAGCAATTGCAAACAAAGTATATGCTAACCGAATGGGCAATGGCCCTGAAGAATCTGGAGACGGTTATCGTTACTGCGGTCGCGGTCTTATTCAGTTAACAGGCAAAGACAACTATTTTTGGTTTGCCGCTAGTTTAAACTTAACACCAGAAGCTGCTAGTGAATACATGGAAACTTTTGAAGGGGCGGCACAGTCGGCTTGCTGGTTCTGGGAAACAAACAATTTAAATCAGTGGGCGGATAAAGACGATATCTTAACACTTACCAAACGTATCAACGGTGGCACTATTGGCCTCGAAGATCGTAAAAAACACTATGAACATGCTAAGCATGTACTAGGAGCCTAAGCGGTGTTTTCCGCTTTGCTAATATCATTAACATTAAGTTATGCCAAACCTGACGAATACGAATGTGTTAGGTGGGCATGGACTGGAGACGTATACAATCGAAGAGTAATTTGTTTAGAATGGCGTAAAAAGCGCCAATAGGAGGTAATATGATAGATCCGATGACCGCACTAGCAGGTATACAATCGGCCATTTCAATGGTTAAAAAAGCCAGCGCAGTTGCTAACGATTTAGGGTCACTGGCCCCAATGATTGGCAAAATGTTTGATGCTAAAAGCACAGCTACAAAAGCTTTAATTGAAGCTAAACGTAGTGGCAAAGGCAACAACATGGGCACTGCCCTACAAATTGAAATGGCCTTAGAACAAGCCAGAGCATTTGAAGAAGAACTTAAAATGCTGTTTATGCAAACAGGCAAAATTGATGTTTGGAATAAGATTAAAGCGCGTCAAGCTGAAATGGATGCAAATGACGCTCAAGAGTTAAGGCTTTTTAATGCTCAAGAACGCAAACGCAAACAAAAAGAAGAAGAATTAAATGAATGGGCTATGATACTTGGCGGTATTGCTTTTGTTTTATTCTTGATGTTTGTAGGCGTTAATGAAATGTTAGACTACTGCGCTGCTAATAGGTGTGGAAGATGAACGAATATCAAAAAACCTTTGATTTAGCGCTAAAAATATGGATATATGGTATGGTTGCTCTATATTTTTTAGGTTTTTTAAAATATTTACCAGACGATTTATCAGACAAAATCGTTAAACTATTACTAGGAAAAGTTGGCTTATAAAATGCACAATGATTTAAAACTATTTAAGTGGGCAATATTACTATTACTGTTCCCTTTAGCACTAGCGTTTTTTGGCAAAGATAGTTTTCGCTACCCTTGCCAAGATCCTGCAAACTGGGACAAAGATTTTTGTAAAATACCAATCTGTGATGTTACTAGAACTTGCCCAGAACACATTTTTAAAGGCCAACGTGATCCAAGACTAGGACCTCCCAAAGATGGACAAACTCAAACATTTAATCAATCACCTGCACCAACAGCTGCGTGCACACCGCAACAAACACAAGGAGCTAATTGTGGAAAGTAATACAATTATATATACTGAAGATCAGCTCATGGCGCGCCTGAAATTTTTTATTGGCATCTGCCTTGCGCTAACACTAACAGGGATTGTGTTTGTTGTATTGTACTCAATTATTTTCATTACTCAGCCACTAAACGCTATTAGTCCAATTGACCAAAAGTTTTTTGAAATGATTATTCCAATTGCTACGTTTTTAACAGGTACGCTGTCAGGAATTATGTTAGCTGGTGGTAGCAAAGAAGAAATGGAAATGAAACGTGATATGATTAAGCAGGCACAAGAAAACTCAAATACTTATGCTAAAGCTAATCCAGTTAAAATAGAACCAACATTTAATCCAGGTTTATCAACCACAGCTGGATTTAACGGAACTAGTGCTGGTACTAGTATTATTTATATTAATGGCAAACCAGCCCCTCAACAAGCCCCTCACCCGGAGATTTAAATGTTAAAAACCATGTTATCACAAGACCCAGCTGTTAGCAGTAAACGAGCAGTTACTTTTTTAGCGTTCTTACTATGTGCTGCTGCTTTTATAGCTATGATACTAGGTTATCCAATAGATCAAAAACTATTTGATTCTATGATGTTTATTGTAATTGCAGGGTTAGGATTTACAGCAAGCGAAAAGTTTGCACCAACTAAGGAAATTAAATGAAAAAATTTATTGTAGCCGTTATTGCTAGTTTTGCACTTGTGTCAGCATTTGCTGAAGCGGAAACTAAAAAAGTCTGTAAAGAAAAAACAGACAAAGCTGGTAAAGTTGTACTAGACAAAGCCGGCAAACCTCAACAAGAGTGCAAGACTATCAAAGTGCACCAAAAACTTGAAGGTACAAAAGTTGAAGACGCCAAGAAGAAGTAAATTTATATTTGACAAACAGACCTAGGTCTGCTACAATATAAGTTGGCAGATCAATTTTATCAACCTTTCAAGGAAGTTTATGGCAAGTGGTAAAAGAGCAAGACGCGACAATGTAATTCAATTGGAACGTAACCCAGTAGAGTTTGGATTTACAGATGTAAAACCCTTAAACTTTATACAGGCAGAATACTTGAGAGCAATTCAATCTAATCAAATCGTATTTGGTGTAGGAAGTGCTGGAACAGGTAAGAC